CCAATGCAGCCACCGCGCCAACTGGTGCCACAACGGCAGACAAGTTAGTGGAGACAGTAGGCGCGGGCGCTCATGCACTTCAGCTCCTCTCAACAGGCATTAATACATCCGTGCAAAATGTCTTTTCAATTTATGCAAAGGCAGGCGAGAGAACAAGGATTTCCCTTGGCTGTGATTCCAGTGGTGGCTTGATCGCAAACGATCCAGCAGCAACATTCAATTTGGCCAATGGGACAGTGGTTTCCGTTTCTGATGCTGGCACCACTGCAGTCATTCAACCTGTTGGCAATGGCTGGTATCGCTGCTCAATTACACGCGCAACCTTCACGAATAGCAGGTTCTTAATAAACATCAATGACGGTACGTCTAATAGTTACACAGGAGACGGCACGTCTGGACTGTTTGTCTGGGGTGCTCAGGCCGAAACCGGACCCTACCCCACCTCCTACATCCCCACCACCTCCTCCACCGTCACCCGCGCTGCTGACACCAGCACCAGTTCAACTGTGACCCGTAGTGCGGATGTGGCGCAGATCACGGGGACGAACTTTAGTAGTTGGTATCGACAGGATGAAGGGACTGTCTTCTGTAACTCCACATTTCTTGGACTGCCGAACTCCTTTGATCTAAACACTGCTTTCTCACTGCAAACCTCTTCGACATCACCCAGAACTCACTTGGTTGCTTATGGTATCAATTCCAGGGTGCGATTGATCGCCGACACCAATGGAGACGTGTATCCATTTAGCACTTTCAATGCTTCATCAGCAAGGAAGTATGGTGCTGGATACAAGGCAAACGACTTGGTGCTTGCCGTCAATGGCAGCGTGCTGGGAACTGACTCATCATATTCTCCACCTGCTTCGATCAATAGGTTGATCCTTGATGTTGGCGATGGCGGTGTCTCATCCAGTAAATACATCTCCCGCCTCACCTACTGGCCCACCCGTCTGCCTAACGCCACCCTGCAAACCATCACCCGTTAATCATCATGACCACTTACTTTCTTAAGTTCCCCGACGAGACCACTGCCCAGACCGCTCTGGAAACTGCTGGCATCTACGTCGCTCCCATCGGCAACAACCCTGGCTACTACCGCCAAGCCGACATCGGCTGGGCCTTTGACCCCATTGGCACCATCACCAAGGGTGGCGTGTGGGATCAGCAGACCGGCCAGGAGTTGGTGCCACCGACTGTCCTTCCTGGCTGGCACGCCAATTACGCAGCTGACGAACTGCCCGCTGAACTGTTGGAGTACAGCCTTGATCCAGGTCCAACTACCCCTTACCGTGTATTCGCATAAGAATCATGCTTACTATTTTCGGCATCAAAGTGTCCTATGAGGCACTCCTTTTCTTTGGTCTTTTTATTGGCTCCGAGATTATCGGTGCTTCTAAGCTGCGTGAAAACAGCATTGCTCAAATCTTTGTGCGTGTTGTAGAGGCACTGAAGCCTCATCGCACTGAGGATGACAAGATCCAACGTGTAAAAGATACGTTTAAATAATCGTCATGGTACTGCTGCCTGTGAAGCAGTACTACCNNGATAGTGCAACAGGTCACGGAGATCGGATGTGCTTTAGCTCAACATGTGCTATGGTCATCAAGTATCTCCGTCCTGATGCCCTCAAGGGTAGTAATGCTGATGATGATTACCTCCGTACTGTGTTGAAGTACGGCGATACCACTTCCTCCACCAGTCAAGTCAAAGCCTGTCAGCAGTACGGAGTGTTCGCTTCTTTTTACACCAAGGGAACACGCCAAACACTGATCAACGAACTGAAGGCAGGCTTCCCAGTAGCCACTGGCATCCTTCATAAAGGTCACGTCTCAAAACCCGTAGGCGGTGGACACTGGATGCTGCTCATCGGTGATGAGGGAGACAAGGGTGTCTTCCACGACCCCTACGGGGAGATGGATAACGTTAACGGTGGCTACGTCACCATTGGCTCTGGCGGTAAGGACGTTCGCTATACCTGGCGTAACTGGCTCCCACGTTGGGAGGTAGAAGGCAAAGGGACCGGCTGGTTCATGACCTTCCGTCCTATGCAACAGCAAACGAAGCCTTCTAGTGCTGTCGAAAACACTTGGAAGGGCGTTAAAGCTGCTGCTAAGACTGCTGGAGCTAAGTTTCCTGAGGTTGTAGCTGCTCAATGGGCTCTCGAATCAGGTTACGGTAAACATACCTCTGGTAAAAACAATTATTTCGGTCTTAAAGGCGAAGGCTCTGAGCGGGAAACCAAAGAGTTTATTAATGGTCAATGGGTAACGATCAAAGCAGGGTTTATTGACTTCCCTGATCTCCAAACTTGTGTCTCTTATTTAGTTGATAGGTGGTACAGAGATTACAAACGTTACAAGGGCGTCAATCGAGCTAATTCTTCTGAAGAATGTGCCAGGCTTCTTGTACAAGAGGGTTATGCAACTGACCCTCAATACGCTGAAAAATTAATTCGCATTATAAAGGAGAATGATTGAAGCCGCTGTATCTGCTGGCATTGCCGTAATTACCGCAATGGTAGCCCTTACCACTCGACTTAACAACAAAATTGTGGAAGTTGACTCACGCATCGACAAGGTAGAACTCCGTGTTGCCGAGAACTACGTACAAAAACAAGAGTTATCTACAGCTCTTCAAAAGATGGAGGACCATATGGTTCGCATCGAAAACAAATTAGACCAAATCGTATTGAGAAATGGCTAAGAAAAAGGCAACAGAGGACATGTTTAACGAGCTTCACAACCTTGTTACTACTGAATTCCTCAATCGTATCAAAAGCGGTGAAGCTACCGCACAAGAACTTAAGGCTGCTTGTGACTGGTTAGCTAAAAATGACATTAGTGGAGTAGCTATCGAAGGATCTTCCCTTGATAAACTAGCTAATGTGCTGCCTAAAGTAGACCCTGAGCTTGTACAACGGAGGCTTTATGGCTCGAAAGTCTAAGCACAGTGGCCCTAAGTACGCTAATGGTAACTATAAATCTTACCAAAAGAAGTACGACTCATCCAAACTTCAAATTAAAAAGCGTTCCGAACTTAATAAAGAGAATCGGAAACGCGGTACCTATGGTAATGGAGATGGTAAAGATGTATCTCACAAAAAAGATGGATCTACAGTCCTTGAAATTGCCGCTAAGAATAGAGCCCGTAAAGGCAAGAAGCCATGACACCCCTTCTACCTTCGCCTGATCATTACCTCCAAAACCTCATAACCATGACAAGTCCTGAAGCAAAGCGTCTGTGGAGACGTGCTATTAAGGAGCACTTTAATTGTCAATGTGTCTATTGTGGAGAAACTTATGAATTACATGAACTTACACTTGATCACGTCCGTCCTCGCTGTCTTGGTGGGGAAGACCTTACTTCAAATCTTGTTCCATCCTGCTGGAAATGTAATCAGGCAAAAGGTAGTAATAACTGGCTCACGTGGATGAGGCAGACGTTTGGGCATACACCTAGAGAACACCTTATCTTATCTCATATTAAATAAATGGATAAAGAACTAGCTCAGTTACATGATTTAGCTAGAACTATGTTGCTTGAAGTTCAAGCACAATATGAAGCTGGAGTCATCCCACCTGGATTTGGTAGAAGCGATAAAAAGCGATTAGACAAGGCTATCAGTAACCTTGACTTTAACCCTGAAGCTTACGGTGGCATCATGGAAGATGTTATGGTTGGGCAGAAGGGGCCTAAAGAACTGATGAAGCGCATTAGGAATGTTGAAACTAATGTGATGAAAGCCTTTGAGCTTCTCAACGAAGATACTATTCACCACCTTGTTCAGCAACGTACTGGTGGTGATTTCAGTAAACAAGTATCAGGCGATGTAGTACGTGGTGCTATTAAACGACTGGAAGATCGGTTTGGTCTTAAATTTTCACAAGCTACTGGGCCTGGTGGTGTTATACGCGGTGATACAGCTCTTTCTAACTTCGCTCATAAATCAGATTTAACACAAAAAGGTGCTGAGCTAGCTTCTGGTATTGGTAAAAATCCTGATCCTTCTACTACTGCTCATAGATTTGGTACTAGAGGTTACTCAACTACGCTTACACCGCAAGAGACAAGAGATGAGCAAGCTTTGTTTGACGCGCTTGAAGCTCGGATTGCCCCACAACTAGAAGATGTGCAAGTTGGTATTGCTACGGATCAACCGCGTGTTCAAGCTATTAGAGCTGCAGATCCAAGGCTTGCTAGGGCTTACATGCCAACTAATACGGCTGAAGAGATTGCCGCCATGCAGCCTATTGCAAGGGCTTTATCGGAAGACGTAAAGATTCAATCTTACCGGCAACTTCTTAATTTTGGAAACGGTAAAGCTACATTAAATCGTGCTGCTCTCACTGGTCTTGCTGCTGCTGGTGTAGCTGCGCTTGGTCCTCTTGGTACCGCAGCTAGTGCAGCGGAACTTGCTGGACGTTCCCAGGTAGCTCAACAAACAGGAGACTTTGCTGATGAAGCTCAAGCTGCATTGGCTGGTGTTTCTTTGGCAGGTGACGTAGCATCTTACTTCCCTCCGGCTGCTCCCATTGGTGAAGCTGTTTCAACAACTGCTGATGTGGCAAACATTGCTACTGATCTTTATCGTGAAGATCCTGAACGTGCCAAACAATTTATTAAACAGCAAGTAACTAAAGCAATACCAAAACCTCCCGTTGTACAACAAGTTCAACAGGTTCAACGTGCTGCTCAAGCTGTTCAACGTGGTGGTAAAGTTAAATTTAAAGCTGGTAAAGTTCAGTTTACTCTGCCTGAGTTTGGCCTGTCTGAACTGATGGGTCTTAATTGACCCCTACAAGCCCCGTTAACCCCCTTCTACCCCCTTACACGCTAGATTGTACCTATGAACACTTTAGACCTCCTTAGAGACGATTTTAAGCTATTCTTACAAGCTCTTTGGAATCAGCTAGACCTCCCTTCACCCACCCGTGCTCAATACGCTATTGCTGATTACCTACAACACGGTCCTAAGCGTCTACAGATTCAAGCATTTCGAGGTGTAGGTAAAAGTTGGATTACAGGAGCGTTCGTTCTTTGGACGCTCTTTAAAGACAACGAGAAAAAGATCATGATTATTTCCGCTTCAAAAGAGCGGGCTGATAACATGTCTATCTTCCTTCAAAAGCTTATCATCGAGACCCCCTGGCTTAGTCATATGCAACCTAAAACAGACAGTGCTAGGTGGTCTCGTATTTCTTTTGACATTAACTGTCCTCCTCACCAAGCTCCCTCCGTTAAGTCAGTTGGTATCACGGGTCAGCTCACGGGTTCACGTGCTGACCTAATGATTCTTGATGACATTGAGGTTCCTGGTAACTCTATGACGGAGATGATGAGGGAGAAACTTTTGCAACTTTGTACAGAGGCTGAGTCTATCCTTACACCAAAGGAAGACAGTAGGATTATGTACCTTGGTACTCCTCAAACGGTGTTTACCATTTATCGTAAGCTAGCAGAGCGTAACTACCGTCCATTTGTATGGCCTGCCAGGGTACCACGTAAACTATCAAGTTATGAAGGGTTGATTGCTCCTCAACTTCAAGAAACTATTGATAACGGTGCTGAACCTTGGAGTGTAACTGACCCTGATAGATTTGATCATGAAGACCTTGTTGAACGGGAAGCATCTATGGGACGTAGCAACTTCATGTTGCAGTTCATGCTTGATACATCCCTTAGTGACGCTGAGAAGTTCCCACTTAAGATGGCTGATCTTGTCATCACCAGTGTTAATCCTAAGTCCGCTCCTGATAGCGTCATCTGGTGCTCAGATCCTAAAAACGTCATCAAAGACCTACCAACTGTCGGACTACCTGGAGATTATTTCTACACTCCAATGCAACTCCAAGGAGAGTGGGGGGATTACCAAGAAACAATTTGCTCAGTTGACCCGTCGGGTTGAGGCTCAGATGAGACAGCTGCAGCTTTTATCTCCCAACGAAACGGTTTCTTGTACTTTCATGAAATGCGAGCTTACCGAGACGGATACTCAGACAACACACTTCTGGACATTCTAAAAGGTTGTAAGAAATTTAACGTCACTAAACTTGTCATTGAGACAAACTTTGGTGATG